AATTTCTCTCCAAATTATTTTCGTCGAACTTTTTTAGATTTCTTTCTTCTTCTTTTTCTTCTACGTTTTGTCTTCTTACGCATCTTACGAGATTTTCTTCGCTTTTTACGTCTTTTTCTCCTGGTTTTTCTTCCTCCTTGTCTAGTCATAGTAGAAGACATAGGAACTACCTGAGTAGATCTATATGGAACTTCATCTGGACCACAACATTTTGTCGCACATTTATCTCCAAAGCATGCGGCAAGAGAATGTTCGGGACATCTTTCACATCCTTCACCTACTTGATGGTCATCTATAAATTTTTGTTCTGCTCTTAATCTTTTTAATTCCTTAACATCTCCGTTGCGGAGGGCTTTTCTCATTTTTCTTCCTCTAGGCATTATATAATACCTAAATATTAAATAATGTTATAAGTTATCTTCTACGTCTTCTTCTTTTACGGGTCTTACGGCCTCCAAATCCCAATCTACTTAATATTCCCTTTTTTTTCTTCTTTCTTCTTGTTTTAGATTTCGTTTTACGCTTCTTCTTCCTTTTATTTTTAGGTTTATTCTTTTTATCGTGTTCTATAGGCAAATAACGCAAAAAATACCAATCATAATCCTTTGATTTCCTTTTATTTTTAAGTTCTTTATATTTTTTTGATTTTTCTTCACGCATTTCTTCCATAGTTTCTTGTTTACCATAACAATTCATACTGAAACGTTGTAATAAACCTTTTTGTTTTAATCTGTTTTTTTCTTGAACTTTGAATAAAAATTGACTCATACATAAAATACGATTGGGGTCATAATATGGTCGATTTACATATACAAACGCCAAATAGAAACTTAACATAGTATCAAGTGTGGCTACTCGCATTTTAGATGAACCGACATTAATTATATTGTAACTATGACAAGCTATAGGTTTATAAATAAATACAACAGTTTCAGGGCCGATACTAACTTGATAATGTGGTGCTATAATTTCACCAATACCTGGTTTTTTTGTTACTTTAATTTTTTGAATACCTATTTCTTCCAACCTTTCTTGTATCATACGTGAAGTGGTTTCAGGGTCTTCGCTTAATACATCAAAATCAGGAACTTTGGGTATATCTCTATTTCTAAATTTTTTTAAATCCTTCAAATACATTCTATTAGCGTAAGCTCCAAAAAATACACACCCATTACTAATTAGTGTATCTCTTACAGTAAGAAATACACGTTCTTCAATATTTTCTAAATAAGCTTCTTCTTCACTAAAGTTATCAGGAACTCTATTTTTTTTTCCACCCTTCATAAGTACTTTTTTAGTACCATATTGAAATAAACGTTGAATATCAACTAAATTACAAGATTTACCCTTTAATGGATAATGTTTATTTAATAATGTAAGTCGTTTTAACACCTTTTCCCATCTACTCACATCACCATCTGGCCTACTTAATTCTAAATACATAGCCATACGTAAATAATTAGGAGGAGAATAATAAATTCCATTAACTTTTATGGAAGATTTCAATATATTCTTGTAAAGTTCCGGAACTAAATATGTAATATCAGCAATTGGTAAAAAATTAACAAAGACTTTAAACGTACCGGCATGCATTCCAGATTTAGCTTCAACCTCTGTATATCCCAATTTATAATAAATATCGGCTAATTTTTTAGCATCATTTAATGGATCAGGAGAAAAAAAATCATAGTCAGGAAGTTCACTTGATTTATCATAAAACTGATCTTCTAGGGGCAATATATTATTAATAGCAGTTCCTCCGTAACAAATACGTTTTGTTTTTTTTAAAAAATCTTCTACAATTTGTATTATATCCTGTATCTCAGGATTATTAATTTTTTTCCGTCCAGATTTTAAACCAATTTTATCTACCGCACTTCTTAAAATTGCTAATTCACATTCTTCAAACGACATTTTTCTATCACAAGACATTACTTAATATATATTGCTAAAAAAAATATATATATTAATATTTAACCTAAAGGTTTGTAAGCACCACCAAGAAATGATAATTGTTTGGGAGCAAGAGTTAATCGTTTATCTTGTTTTTCAGCATCAGGTAAAATAGTTTCAAAATATCTTAAGTGGTTAGGTTTTAATCTGAAAGCGGAACCAGATGAGGCAAAGAAGTTATTGTAATATATAAAGTTAGCATCAACAACAGAATAATTCATCATTACCCATTGACATCCAAATTTATGATGTATAGGAGCAGGGGGATTTTGTGAAATTTTTGAAAAATCAGGCATAGTAATGGATAAAAACTTCTTGTTTTCGTCAATAAGTGATTTTGAATCGTATGTTTGTACTATATCAATGTTTTTATGCGTTTTAGCAAAAGGCATACCACCTCCGTCTTTACCTTTTCCTGAAATATTTACAAATTCGTGAAATGGTGTATCCCTAAAATTAAAATTTGGGTCACTGCAAAAAATAATTACCTTTTGTTTTAAATCTAATAATGGTAGATTTCCAATAACATCTCTACCAGAAATGTTATTTTTTCCTTCATAATTATATTTACTAGATAAAAATTTTCCAGAAAAGGTCTCACGCATGATATTAGCCATAGAATTATAAATATTTCCATTATTTGTTTTAATTCTAAAACTTAAAACCAACGGGTCATCTGGATTTGGTGCTCCTCCAGCTCCGCCTGAAAATGCTCTCATTCTAACCTGTTGCATTACACTTTTTAAAGATAAACTATTATAAGTCCCTTTTAAACAAAATTTACCATTCGTGGTTGCTTCCGGACCAGCAGCAACAACAGGGTCATTATCTATAGAATATATTTCAAAGTCTAATAAACGAGCACCACGACCAATAACTTTTTGTAAAGGGGCCATATCTACAAAATCTTTTTCACTATTCCCTCCACAACAACTATTGTAACTACTGGCCATATAATAATCTCGCAATAAGTGTTTATGTGAAGCATTAGCACTATTTATATTAGATATTTTCGACCCTGGTATGGAATCAAAATTAGAAATCATATTTAAATTATTTGTGTTTAATAAACCAAGTTTATTTCTAATATACCAAAATATTAACCACACAATAAAAACGATAACTAATATTAAATACATCAAAAGCCATTTATTTTTATCTTTAAGCATATTTTTAAAATTTTCTGTAGCAGTTTCTATTCCATTCATAGCATTGTCTGTTATATCCGTATTCATTTTATATATATATATAAAATACAATAAATAATTATACAATGCTAAATAAATGATTTATATCTACTAAAATTTAAAATAATTATATTATAATATTTTAAATATGACTGGTGGTTTGATGAATTTAATTGCATACGGTAATGAAAATCTGTTATTCAACGGAAATCCAAAAAAAACATTTTTTAAAGCAACCTATCAAAAATATACTAATTTTGGATTACAAAGATTTAGAATAGATTATAATGGAACAAAAAATTTGAATTTAAATACAAGTACAGTATTAAATTTCAAGGTAAATAGACCAGCTGACTTATTGTATGATACTTATTTAGTTATTAATATACCTGCAATTTACAGTCCAATATATCATTATGAAACAGAAGAAGGTGTTCTAAATAAAAATGGACACGAATTTGCTCCTTATGAATTTAAATGGATAGAAGAATTAGGAACAAATATGATTGAAGAAATTGAAATTTTTAGTAGCGGAACAACTCTCTCAAAATATAGCGGTGAATATTTAAATTGTATGAAAGAACGTGATTTTTCTACTGAAAAAAAAGATCTGTGGAATAGAATGACTGGAAATATACCAGAATTACATTCACCAGATAACGCCAATGGTAATATAAATAGTTATCCTAATACATTATTTACAGAAAATGGATTAAGTCCTGAACCATCCATAAGAGGTAGACAATTATATATACCAATAGATGCTTTCTTTTGTAATAGTAGCAAAATGGCTTTACCATTAGTAGCATTACAATATCAAGAGATTTCTATTAAAATAGAATTAAAACCTCTTGTTGATTTATATACCATTAATAACGTTAATGAAATACCTGAACAAGTATCTGGATTAAGTTATAGAATGAAACCAAATAAAAATGTGTTAGAACATCAATTATGGAGATTTTTACAAGCACCGTATGACTTAAAGGCAGATACATCGAAATACAATAAAAATATTACCGAATGGAATGCTGATGTTCATCTAATGGGAACTTATGTATTTTTAGGACAAGACGAAAGAAGGGTATTTGCTTCTAAAGAACATAAAATCTTGTATAAACAAATTTATACTTATGATTTTTTCGATGTAGCAGGAAGTAAAATAGTAGAAATTGAAAGTAAAGATATGATAAGCAATTATATGTGGAGATTTCGTAGAAGTGATGCTTATTTGCGAAATGACTGGTCTAACTATACAAACTGGCCATATAAAGATATAATACCACAATCTATAACACCTATAAATAATAACGAATTGCCCAATCCATCATATCACCAATTTACGGGAAATATAGGTTCAACATATGTAGACCAAAATGGAAATAATGTTTCTGAAGAATATCCTGTTAATTTAAAAAATATTTTACTAGAGTTAGGTATTACGATGGACGGTATTTACAGAGAAAAATTATTAGATGCTGGCGTATATCAATATATTGAAAAATATATGAGAACAACAGGGGGTTCTAAAGATGGACTTTATTCTTATAATTTTTGTTTAGATAGTAATAGAAGAGTATACCAACCTTCTGGTGCTATGAATGTTAACAAATTCAAAAAAGTCTATTTTGAGTTTAATACTATAGAAGTCCCAATCGATTCTAGTGGAAACAACGTTGAATATATATGCGATTTAAATGGTAATGCTATAGGATTTAGAAAAACAAGTGCTATATTAAATCAATATAATTTCGATTTGCGTATTTTTGAAGAACGGTATAACGTTATTATTATTCAAGGTGGTCGAATAGGATTATTAAATGCTAGATAATTTTCTTATTAATATATAAGTATGATAAAATTTACACCTTTATTTAAATTTAGAGGGACAACTATGTGGAAAGCGTGGGTTATTAATGCTATTATTATTGGGATTATTTCTGGATTTACGGTGGAAATTAGAGATTATATGGATCAACATAATTATACTACATTTTTACCTGATTTTCCACATAAATTATTAGCTACTATTTTAATTTCTTCTTTCGCGGGATTTATTACATTTTTTTTATCAAGAGTTATCTTTGGAACGGGTGAAGGAATGATGGAACCAATCAAAATGCATCCTACATTATTTTAAAAGTAACATAATATCCCACGTATAATTAGCAATATGTTCTACTATCTCAACCGGAATTTTTTTATTATGCATTTTCATTATTTCTTTTTTATATAAACTATGCCTGGCGTTTGAAGATAATATTTTAGCATATTTTACAATATCTCTTCTTACACTATAAAGTTGATTTTCACGTCTATAGTTAAATATTGGCCGAAAAACATCACCCCACTTATATCCAATACAAATGTAGGTTTTATTTACCCAGAAGGCTAACCCCTTGTTAACTAATGGATGATTATGATGAACCCATTTATCAGTATTTGGATAACAATTATATATATCCATTATCAAAACTGGCTTGGTTATCCAATAATTATTTTTTTTAATAACATATGACCTATACTGAGTCAATTTTAATTTTTTAGTTTTAACTTTGTAATAATTCGACATTGTTGTAATAATAAAAATTTATTTAGATTTTAAATTATCAATTTTCCAGACCCCATCGACCCATCATTTGAACCTTATACTTGTTCTTGGGTTCTATATACCACCTTTTTTTACTTTTATCCCATTTTGCCCCCATTTTTTTCGCCTCGTCTTTTTCATCATATGGAACATTTAAATATATTTTATTTTTGATACGCTGATACGGACAACTTTCTACTCCTATCGCAATATTTGCTAATCTATCTGCGTGTTCATTACCAATAGAATGTTCATCTTCCAAACCAGTGTGTGCTTTTATATGTGTAAACTGTATATTTTTGTATTTTTTTACAAAATTATACGCTACTTCTACAATTTTTCTATTTGGGATATCTTTTCCTTTTTGAACCCAACCTTTTTTACTCATTTTTTCACCATAACTTGTACAACATCTAATAGAATAAGATGAATCGCTATAAATCATTATAGGTCTTCCTTCTTCAATATCTTCGCGTAAAATAGTTAGTGCTTTTATAATAGCCAATAACTCGGCTCGATTATTAGTTTGTGATCCTGTAAATGATTCACTTGTATTTCTTTGATCATCTTCACCAAACCAAATACCAAAACCTGCTCTAGCATCTGTTTTACCATTATTTGAACAGGCACCATCTGTATAAACATTAATAGTTTCTAAATTTTCTTGAGGTTTTGGGTTTTTTCTTACTACAAAATTATCCATTATTATAAATAAATTTGTAATTATTATTCTATATCAATTTTATTGACTAAATAATTCCCAAATAGAATCATAGGGTTTAGGTTTTTTTCTAGGATCAACTGGTCTATATTTATTTGTATAAGCACCTTGATTATTTACTTTTTTGTTATATAATTTACTTGAACCACCTAATCGATTATCTGATTTTCTTTCTTTATTTAATTTTGCTGAAGAATTATAGTATTCATTTGACCCCATTAATCCTTTAACTATTTTTTCAGTACGATTTTGATCTGTATCATTACCCACTACGTGTAGTGTATTTTGTAAATTATACTCATCTTTATTTGAATTTAAGGTATTAGGTAATTTACCTGTATTTAACACATCATTTATAATATCTATTAATTCTTTTTTACCTGAAACACTAGATATTTCATCTAATTGATATTTATTAACTACTTTTCCAATACTAGTATAATCCTTTTCACTAATATGAGGTAAAGTAAAATTCCTAGCCATAGATAATTCCTTCATAAATTCTAAGCCTATATTTTTATAATTTATATTGGGATTATTTGGTTCTTTATTAAAATTTTTACCGACTAATAAATTATTAACCGTATTGTTATTAAATAATCCTGGTCTTGTTCTAGCATAACCATAAATATTCTTTGGTAACAAAACTGATCCACAATCTTTACACATAGAATCATTTATTGATCCTTCGCCTATCCAAGGACAATTTCTATACGCCTTACCGCCTATTATTTCATTAGAACATTTTTCATTATCATATTGGGGTGCTTTACAACCATTTGGACAATTTCCTGTAGGAGTGGAAATTAAATTTCCATTTGCCATTTGATAATGGGTATTTTTACTACTAATTTGATTTACGGCTTGTTGATAAACAGGTGTTTGAGATATTTGATCATTTTGAGTTTGAACTTGTGGAATAGATGTATTTTGTTGTAAATTATCTGTAGAACCATTTGAAGCACTATTTAAAGAGGTTTCGGAAGGAGGTGTTGTTTGAGTAACATCGGGACTTTCTTGAGAAACCATACCAGTAGGGTCTGGAGAATATGATTTTATATCACATCCCCTTTTCATATAATTAGCACAGCCGACATTAGATTCTTCATATCCATTCGTTGTTATTTTTTTTCCATTTTCTGATGTTGTCCAATTGTTCATAACTACAGAGGGATATTTTTTCTGACAACTTATTTTATCATCGCATCCAGTAAATTTATTACACACAACTACTCCATTATCATCTTTTACAAATCCATTTACACAACTACTAGCTTCAGTAGAAGAACTACTAGCTTCAGTAGAAGAACTACTAGCTTCAGTAGAAGAACTATTAGTTTCCACAGGAGTAGATACCTCTTCTGTTTCAGGATTATCCATTCCTTCCGCAAATGGTTTATTTGTACTAATCTTATTCATTACATCAGTATAAAAGAAAAACAATGTAAAAATTATTGATATTAATAAAAACATGTGAAATAACATATATAATTTATAAATATATTATTTTACTAAATACTTATTAGTTTAAACCCCAAATTGAATCATAACATTTTATCTTCCCACGACACTGACGAAAGCTACCAGGTTCTTCGTTAGTATCGCTTTTTTTTAATAAAGAATTACTATTTTCACCAAACATACCGGTTGTGCGAGTTTTATTATTTAATTGATTAGGCATTCCACTATTATCATATTTCGACATATCTAAACTACTATCTGTTAATAATTCTAAAACAAATACATTTAATTTACTATATAATGCCTTAACTTGGTCTTCTTCCCGTGGATCTTTTTCTCTAATTTTAATATTTTTGACTATTCTACCCAATTCAATATAATCTTGATTTTCAATATTTGGTAATGCGAAGTTTCTAATAGTAGCAGTATTTACCATAAAATTTTTACCAACTCTTAAATTAAAAGACTGTTCTTCATTATTTTTATTAATATCATTTGGTATTAAATCTTTTTTTTCCAATACTTGTTTCATAATATTTTCATCAAACAAAGAATGACTAGATCTTGCTACACTAGACGGAGAACCTTGAGATTTGTTATTAGAATACAAGTCATTATTTCCTGGAGGAGAAGCATTATTTCCCGAAGGATGTAATCCAGGAGCATTTTTGATTCCAGGTACATCAATTACACTTCCAGCCCAAGAATTAGGGTCATTTGGGTCGAAATTATTATTACCATCTACAGGATGTCCCTTTTTTGGGTCACAATCTTGTCCAGGAGGACAATAACCACCTGGTCTTTCACCCGGCATATTTGGCTGCGCGTCCGGATTAAATAATACAGTCCCACAACTATTACAATCTTTGTCATAAGCACAATTTACTGTGTCTCCCCTTTCAAATGTAGGAGTAGGGCATCCATAATAACATTCTCTTTTTTCAACACCATCTTTTTGAATTATTTTACAGTTTCCATTTGGTCCAGTAGGTGCAACACATCCTGTCTTGCAATTTTGAGGAACATTAGAGCCCATAGGGGCAACATTTCCAGCTCTTGAACTTACATTATTATTCATAGCTGTTTCTGCTGAACCTGCACCAATTGAGTCAGTTTGTTGTTCTGATGATTGTTCTGATGCTTCTGATGACTGTTGTGGTTCTACTGAAACTAATACTATATCTTCTACTTTATAATCCCCACCTTTATTAGCAGAGTTCCAAATCTCAATTGTAAGTTCTTCAATAGAGTTACACTCCTTAGTATGGCGATTTTCAATAAAATTTCCATTAGAATCGACAGACGCCATCTTGAACCAACCCCCATCAGACCCACCGAAAACATATATATTTTTACTTACTTTAAAAGGTTTTTGATTTTCCCATTTTGTACCTTCGTTTGAAATGAATGTACCTTTCTCTGGAACTTTTTCTTCGTTCTCCATACCTTCTATAAAACTCCCTGTATTAGACCAATTACGTGTATCAACATAAATATTATATAATATAAATAACAATATTCCTACTATCAATAATATATTAATTATAGCTAACATTATATATAATTAAAAGATATATTTTATTTTACTAAATGTGTGTTCAACTGCTGTGACACAACAACAAAGGTAACACATTTACTCATATGTTTGATTTTATGGGCATTAATATAAGCACACGTAGACCTGATTCCACCTAAATAATCCAATACTGTTTTTTTCAAAGATCCTTTATATTTAATCTTAATACATCTACCTTCACTTGATCTATAATTCGCCATTTTCCCATAATGTTTTTCCATTGCGTGTTGTGAACTCATTCCATAAAATAATTTATATTTTATACCATTTTCTTCTACTATTTCTCCGGGATTTTCATCATGACCTGCAAATACTCCACCACACATAACAAAATCTGCTCCTCCTCCAAATGCCTTAGACATGTCACCGGGACAAGTAATTCCACCATCTCCAATAATAAAACCACCTAATCCGTGAGCGGCATCAGCACATTCAATAATAGCACTTAATTGTGGAACACCTACTCCAGTTTTTAATCTGGTTAAACAGGCTGAACCTGGGCCAATTCCAACTTTAACAACATCTACTTTACCATTAATAATAAGTTCTTCTACCATTTCTCTAGTGGCTACATTTCCAGCTACTATAATTTTATCTGGAAAAGATGCTCTAACTTTTTGACAGAAAGATACTACTTGTTCCATATATCCATTAGCAACATCAATACAAATCCATTTAGCATTTGTATATTCAACTACATCATTTAAATTATAAAAGCTACTTTCATTTATTCCAGACGAAATCATAAAATAATTAGGATCTAGAGGTGCAGATGAAAATCTATTTTTGTAATCATTTAAATTGTAAAACTTATTAAAACAAGTAATCATTTTATGTTTGACCAATTCGTCATAAATTTTAAAAGTTCCAGTAGTATCCATATTTGCTGCTATAATAGGTACCCCCTCCCAAGATAAAGAACTATGTGGAAAGGAAATTTTTCTTACTAAATCAACTTGACTTCGTGAAGAAATAGTTGTTCTTTTAGGCCGTATTAAAACACTTTGAAAATCCAATTGAGGGGTAGTAATAATTTTCATTATAATAGATAATTTAAGCGAATTTTTAAGTATATTTTTTAATATTTAATGATATATATATAAAAAATGATAAAAAGTGAAACTCAAAGTGGATTTAGCTTACAACCGGATTTATTTAATAAAATGTATGATGATATTAAAGATAGTATAAAACAAATAAAAAAAAAAATAGATGTAAATAATAAAATAAATGAAAATAAGAAAAGACAACAAGATGAAGCAGCAAAAAAAGAAGAAGAAGAAGAGAAAAATAAAAAGAAACCTAAACCAATGACACGTAAAACAAAAATAATGTACACTATATTTTTTAGTGTAGTAACTATGATTTGTATTCCGATTAGTATATATTTTTCATCAAGTCTTTTAAATAAATTTAAAAAAGCATTCGGTCCACAAGTCGATTTAAAGTTAAAACTACCAAGTGAGCCAGGTAGTATACCGTACACGAAACTTACTAGAGATCAATATAATAAAAAAGAAAATCAGAGAGAACAAAAATTTTCTAAATCGGTGGCTGATTCTCAACAGAAAGGTGCTGGAAGAAAAAGAAGACAAAAAGGAGTAAGTAGAAAATATCAAAGAGGTGGAGGAGCAGGCGACGAAGCAGGACCGCCATCCTCCACAGCAGACGGTGGATTTACAAATACTAAAATACCAGGTTTCCCCCACTCTGCAGCAGAGAATGATAATCCATTAATACAAGGGTTTGGTAATTATTTTATTACATATTTTTCATTTGTAAGATGGGTTGGTGTTAAATTCGCTACAATAATGAATGATGCTTGGTTCAAAGACTTAGAAATAAGTAAAGGAGCTGGTTCTCTTTCAGTTGATAAATTCTGGGACTTTTTAACAATTACACATATATTACCGTTCTTAGTATTACTATCAATACCTTTGACCTTTTTATCTAGTACTATAGCATTAATTTGGGCTTCTATAAATAACCAATTTATTTTAATGCCTTTTTTCCTAATATGTTCTTGTTTATCAATATTTCTAGGTGGGAATTGGCCATCACACCTCTGTTTATTTTACAAAGATATTTATTTAGTTTCTTCAGGTTCTACTTCAACAATAGAAACATTTAAAATATATTTAAAAAGATATAAATTTTGGTGGTTATTATTATTATTTTTATCGTGGGGAATAAATATATGGGGATTTATGGGAGGAGGTTTTTCTTCATCTTCTCAAAAAATATCACGAGAATATGATTATATTGCATGGTTAGTAGGTGGATTTGGTGTTGAAATTTTTGCCTTAATAATCGGTATTATCGGATTTGGAGATATGTTCACATCTGCTATCTAATTTTATTTAATATATTTATATAAGAAATATATATAAATGTATCTATTGTGTAATAATCATATTAATATGGGTAAAAAGCAACGTAAAAAGAAAAAAGTTAGTCCAAATGGAAAGCCATTCGTAAGTATATGTACTCCAACATATAATAGAAGAAAATTTATACCACAATTAATAGAATGTTACAAACAACAAAATTATCCAATAGAATTAATGGAATGGATTGTAGTAGATGACGGTGATGATAGTGTAGAAGATTTATTCAAGGATATTCAAGGTGTTAAATATTTTAGAATAAACAAAAAAATGAAACTAGGAAGAAAAAGAAATTTTATGCATGAAAAAACAAAAGGAGAAATTATTGTATATATGGACGATGATGATTATTATCCCCCTGATAGGGTGAATCATGCTGTAAATAGATTAAGATCTCAACCCAACGCTTTAGCTGCCGGTAGCAGTATTGTTTATATATATTTTAATGATTTAGATAAAATCTATCAATTTGGCCCATATGGACCACAACACGCAACAGCTGGAACATTTGCTTTTAAACGTGAATTGTTAAACCAAACAAGCTACGACAATGAAGCAGAACTAGCAGAAGAAAAACATTTTTTAAAAAATTATACTATTCCACTAATACAATTAAATCCTATGAAGGCAATATTAGTATTTGCTCACCAGTATAATACGTTTGATAAGCGACTATTGCTTAAAAATCCGAATCCACAATTTGTACGTGAAACAAAACTAAAGTGTAAATTATTTATAAGAGATAAAAAATTATTAGAATTTTATAAGAAAATTTAATCTTTTTATTATTTATAATGCTTGGTTGGCTAAAAATTTTAAGAAAAAAATTTACTAAACTAAATCCGATGGTTCAAATAGCTTTGGGATTAATAATCGTTGTATGTGTTAGATATTTGATACAACTTTTACAGTATCAATATTATTCTTCTTCTTTAGAAAATTTTTCTAATCCCAAAAAACTTGTTTATTTTCATATGAATAGTTGTGGTCATTGTAAAAAGTTTACCCCCGAGTGGGATAAATTTGCCTCAAGTTATGACGGTCCATTAGAAATAAAAAAAGTAGAACGCAAAGAAGCGGGGGATGATTTAGAAAAATATAAAATACAAGGTTTTCCTAGTATTTTACTAATTGACGGACAGGATAATACAAAAGAGTTTGACGGTGATAGAACTAGTTCAGGTCTTGAAAAATTTGTAAATAGTTATTAAATTAATATATTTAAAAATCTGTAAATTCTATTTATATCTAATTTACTGATTTCGTAATTTTCATTATCAAATAATTCTATAATTTCTTCAATAGTATATTTATTTTTAAGGTCAATCCAAAGAGAAAACATATCTTTGATATCCATATTAAGTTGTTTACAAAGATTTTGTATAAATATACTATTATTATATTCAGTAGAATATTTTGTTAGTACCTTTGTAAATCTTACATTTGGTGGATTAAATATGATATTTTTCTCTCCATATTCTTTTTGATAAAGATGATTATTATAAAATGTTTTAATTAATGAACTCATCTCATTAAATATCCATATTTGTTTTTGAAATGTAATTCTATCTATATAATCAGAAAAGCATACATTATTTAATATTTTATTATAAAATGGTATCGCGTTTTCCTTGGGAATATGTTCTAAAACATCAATAATATTTTCGTGATATAATAACCCAACACTTGTTCTGTCTGTTTCATTCATTAATTCATTATGCTGATCCAAATTATAATTATTATTTAAGAGTTTTTTAATTATATTTTTAACATCTTCATTATAATTTTTTTGTTGAAACATATTTTGAACTAGTTGATTTTTTAATATACTTTCTTGATTTTTATAAATATCATATGTTGATTTTAATTTTCTTAAATCGCCATCTATGTATAAAATCATTTTTTCTTTCAATTCATTTTCTAATTTTGGCATAAGCATGTCTATAATTTTATTAACTTCGTTATTAGTCGGTAATTCTAATTTAATGGATACACAAATTTTGATCATCTCCTTAATTTTTTTATCTATATGACAACTACCTATACAAACTATAGGAGTCATTGTTGTTTCTTCTTTTTTTTGTTTTTTGGTTTTTTTTGGTCTTATTAATTTGATCAGCGTATTAATACCACCTTTATCTCCACTATTCATACCATCTATTTCATCCATCATAATAACTAATTTTTTTGTTTTTTTTTGAAATAGACTTAATACATTTTTATCACTCATATTATGCTTAGTAATTTTTTCTACGATGGATTTATTTCTTACATCCCCCGCATCATATTTTATAATATCATAGCTCATATTTTTTAATATTTTTTGAACAAATAAGGTTTTTCCGCATCCAGGGGGGCCATATAAGTAAATACCACGTTTTACAAGTTGATTTTTTTTATTTTTTTCAAAATGTTCTAATGCATCTCTAAATACTTTCTCCGATTCTTGTCTATTTAATAAAAAATTCATATCTAATTGTTCCATTTATTTAATTTTACCCTTATTTTTTTATATCCTAATCCGTGACTTTTCATAATTTTATTTAATACAATTTTGCATTTTTGCGAATCAAAAGTATAATTTATTAAATAATTAACAAGTTCTAATTTTCTTGGGTATATTTGACTTTTATAAATTATTTTTTTTTCTTTCAAAAAATAAGATAAACTATTCATTAAATATTGATTAAATATGAAATAGTAATCATTACGCAATATCCATCTCCAATAACTTGGTTCCAATTTATTACTATAAGTTTCATTATAATACTGTTTCCAGTAATACTTATTAGATAATGATAAATCTTTATGTGATATATAAGAAAATATTATTTTTTCTAAATCTTCAGGTAGGTTGTATATTTCCATTTGATATAAATTTTTATTTTATTATATCAAATTAACATAATCTTGGACTAGCATTTGATATTCCATCCCATTCAATACCATAATTTTTTGCCCATTTGCATCTCTCAACTGAAGTTTTTTTTGAGAAGTCGATTGGTTTTGATAACCCATTCCCTAAATTATTAACATTCTGGCACTCCCCAGTATTAAGTACCTGCCAATAATCTGGACAAGCAGATAGTTCGGGAGGATATGCTTGATTCTTTTTAGCATTATTCATCATACTTGCTATAAATAATAAAAGCAATACAAATAATACAATAGCAATAGTTAAAACATTACGTTGAAAACTCATATATATATAAATTTAAAATATAATATTTTTTTGTTTATGTAATATAAATGGATTACCAAAATGGTAGAGTCAATATATTAAATAATAACCCAAATAGTGTATTTAATTTATATGATAAAATTCCTATTGAACAAAATATTACTTCTTATAGAAATGCTCTTACTGGGAATTTAGAAGATAATTTGTTGTCTAAAGTATTTTTTTCAAAAGGAAACATTATTATTATACAACGAAGCATTATTCAAGGTGTTTATAATAATTCAAATGGACGATATCAAATTGGATATCAAGATGAAGATACAATTAAAATTATTATGAGAAGTATTTATTTACAACATTCAGCAAATAATAATACAAATATAACCGCTCAAGTTGAGGCTTTAAATAAAATTGTTTGTAATTATTGTATTCCTCAAATTTGTAGTGAAGCACAAGGTTATATTAATTATAAAAATGATGTTAGTAACTTAGCTGTTCCTATACGACGACCTGTATCAACATACAGCAACAACGTTTTAGAATTAAAAAAATTTTTTTAAATATAATTATTAATTATTACTTATTATATTTATTTTTTACCTTTCTTACCTTTTTTCTTACCTTTTTTAATCTTTGCTCCTAATCCAAACTGGCGAACCTTTCTATCATTTTTATATTTTGCTAGTGCTTTTTCTAAATCATTTAATTCTCTCAACCACATTTCTTCAATTGTTGTCTTTATCAATGCATCTAACTCTTTTCTTTTGTTTTCAAGTTCTTCCATAAGTTTAGTATAATTTTCTTCTTCCACCATGGAAAGTCTCATTTCTCTCAAATATTTATATTCTTCATCTCCATCTAAAACGTCATATCCAGTGTCTTTTAACAATTGAATAACAACCGCTTTCTTTTTCTTTCGCAGGTCGATAACATCATCACATTGTTCCTTAATAAATCTTGCTCTATTACTAATTAATACCAACTCACGTTCTAATTTCTTAATTTGATACTCTTTTCTATCTACATATCCCTGATATCTAATTGGATAATATTTATCAATAATTTCATATACATCATTATATTTTCTAAGTTTTTGTTTTTCATTAAACATCCATAAATTAGGTGTTTTACTTGTTGTTAATTTCATAACTTTTTCAAAATATGTTACATTTTCAGATACCTTTTTCTGTGAAGAAATTAAATCAGGTAATACTCCTGTATGAAATTTTACTCTAAATTCTACCACAGCATCTGTACAACAATCGTTGTAATTTTTTATAATTGGCTTTTTCTTTTTACCATTTTTTCCTTTATCTTCCATAAGTGTTTCCAAATCTGCTTTATAATCTGTAGTCCATTTTCCAATAGGAAGCTCACTAATAACAACTGTATCGTGACTTATTACTTCATATTTACCCTTAAAGATATAACGTTTAGAATTTTTTCCATCTTCCTTATGAATTGTTCCTTTAAATCCTTCGTAATATGGTTCAATAATATTTTTATCAGTTGGTTTGTTATTCAGTTTATTCTTTAAATATTTAATAGAATCTACAGGATTGTGACATAATCCTTCATAAGCAAATCCGGTTCCAATACCCTTTCCTCCGTTTGTTAGAGTCATTGGAATAATTGGAAGATAATGTGTTGGTTCTGCAATAGTTCCATCGTAATTGATGTAATCTAGTAAAGGGTCATCTTCAATTGGATAAATTTTTCTAGTAATAGCGTTCAATTGTGTAAAGATATATCTTTCACTTGCCGAATCTTTTCCTCCAGATAATCTTGTTCCAAATTGACCATTTGGTTGTAATACTGAAATATTATTGGCTCCTACAAACTCTTGAGCCATTCCAACAATTGTTCCATATAAACTCATTTCACCGTGATGATATTCACTAATTTCACTAACATATCCACCAAATTGTGCTACTTTCATTTCTTTATGTAACGGCTTCTTAAAAGCCGCAAATAAACATTTTCTTTGACTTGTTTTCATACCATCTACTGCTGAAGGAATACTGCGTTCACAATCATATTTCGAAAAGTGAATAAGTTCGTTATCTGTAAAATCTTGAATCGTAACAATGTCGTACGAAGGATTTAACACTCTATCTTTATCATATCCTGAAAGCCATTCCTTTCTATCATCTGCTCTTTTTTTATTAAAACATTTATCTAACGCATTATCACTGTTTTCTCCTGTATGTTGAAACATAATAAATTTCTTTTTTCCAAAATATTCTTTAAATTCTTTAGATGTTGACGTACCAAGACCTTTATAATATTTAACTTTCCATCCTTTTCCATTTTCATTTTTTTCTTTCCATTTTTCATAATCACTCTCATTATAAAATGATTTAACTTTTTTACCTTTAGTTGCTTTAAGAATTGGAGTATTCATATATCCAAATAAATTTGGAATTTCAACTAGACTCTTCCATTGGCTATGAAACATATTTAATGTAAGACCCTTAATGTGTGCTCCATCCAAATCTTGATCCGTCATAATTAAAACCTTTCCATATCGCAAAGCCTTTTTAATATCGTCTTTTTCATATTCTTTTCCGGTTTGTAATCCTAAAATCTTTTTAATATCTGTAATCTCTTTATTATTATTAATTTTAATTTGATTTTGGTCCAACGTATTCATTAATTTACCCTTGAGAGGATATACTCCAAACGTATTCCTGTCTTCTTTACTTAAACCTGAAACAATTCCTGCTTTTGCTGAATCTCCCTCACATAAAATTAAAGCACAATCTGCTGATCTTGGACCACCTGCCCAATTAGCATCCATTAACTTTGGAATTCCCCTAATATTTCTACTCTTTCTTCCATCTGTTTTCTTTGCCGCCTTATTTTGTTTCAATTCATTCAAACTTAACGCAGCATCCATAACACCCATTTTTGCTAACTTTTCAATAAATTTATCACTTACCGGACATTTAGAGCCAAATTTTGATAAAGGTGTATTCAAACATTCCTTTGTTTGTGAATCGAAACTTGGATTTTCAATAACACAATTTACAAATAACATTAGTTGCTCTTTAATTGTTGTTGATTTTACCTTGACTTTCTTCTTTTTCTCAATATAAATAGTCATCTTTTTAATAATTTGATTTAAAATATAATCAACATGTTTTCCACCTTTTAATGTATTTACACCATTCACAAATGATACCTGGGCAAACTCGTCTAAAGGACTTAAACACGCGCCTACTTCCCATCTATCATTTACTTTTTCAAAAACGCGTTTAGCATCCGTTTTAGGTCCGATATATGAATCTATATAATTTTCAAAACTTTTACTTTGAAGTGTTTCACCATTAAATTCTACTTTAACAGATTTATCTGTAATTACACCAATATCATAAATTCTTTTCTTGAAGAAATTAAACATATCATCTGTAAGTCCATCTATACCGAATCGTTTGTAATCTGGTAACCAAGTTACCTTTGTATAAGGCTTTGCTGTACTTTTTTTTATAGTTGGTGGACAGATTGTAGTAAGATTATCTTCAAATCGTTGAATATATTTTTTTTTTCTAATATGGTCTACCGTTTCAATCTCACCCCATTTAGAATAAATTAATACAAGTTTAAATCCAAACCCATTCTTACCACCAACAATTTTCTTTTCCTCTTTATTATAATTCGTTGATGTTCTAAGATGACCGAAAATCATTTCAGGAACCCATAAATCATTATCAGGATGTTTAGCAACATCTACTCCATTGCCGTCATTATACATAGTAATAACTCCTGTTTTTTTATCAACTGTTACATTAATATTTCTAACAGGAACAATATTTTTCTCTTTTGATAAAATCTTTTGAAATAATCTAACAACGTGATCTCTACAATTTACTGCTCCTTCATCAAATGTTTTATAAAGACCTCCAATAAAGTCTATTTTACCATATTCCATATTTCCTTCTTCATTTAATTTCCAAGTAGTGATTTCATCAGAATCCACCGGACCAATATAGGTATCTGGAGCATCTAAGATGTGCTCAATAGCAGTCTTGGACTGATATACGTTTGCTAAATCCGATGATGAGGTAGACATATTTTGATTGTAATATGTTTTACTCTCTTTAAATGTTTTCAATTTTAATTATTATTAAATTCAAATACTTTTAATAATAATAGCCCATCAAATACCATACATATTCCCACCATGACCTTCCTCCTCTACTTTGATACTCATTATTTAATCTAAATTTTGCTTCTTCTAACAAACGCTCAAGATCTTTTACTTCTTCTCGTGCTATCCAAAATTTATCATATCTACAACGTTTATTTTCCATATATAAATTACAAAATAAATTAATCTTCTCTTAAATTTACTTCAATCCATTCAGGACCTATATGTTCATCCATATCAAGTTTTATATTAACTTTTTTATATGTTCGAACTAATGGTTCGCATTTTTGAACACACCAACTTTCTTTTTCACAATCATAAATAGATTTCCCATCGCCTTTTGTTGCCTTCCAATCTGGATTATCTTCTTTTAATTCTGATTTGGTACCAAGTTGTGGGAGTGTATTTAATCCATCTCCACTCCATTTTACTTGTGGTAGTTTTCTATCGCTAAATGACCTAGCTAGAACAATGCTACGCTTATTTAAAAACAAGCTTCTAAACATATACATTTTATTTACATTTTATTTTTATCTTCTTTTTCTACGTCTTTTACGGGTCTTTCTTTTTTTACCACGACGTTTCTTGCTTCTTTTCTTTTTAGTTTTTCTTTTTCCTCCTTTTTTTGTTATTGCTGTGCTTTTTTAGAATGAGGTGCGCCTTTTTTCTTCTTTCCAAAAAGTTTCGCTGTTTTTTTTTTAATCAGTATGCATTTTCCGTGCTGATCTAGGACTCTCCTTCTTACTCCTTTTTTTTAATATTAATTCCCTAGTTGATTTTCCATATAAATATAACTGGGATAAAATTGAATTTATTTCAATAATTAGATTTATATACTAAAGATGACAACTACTATTGATGAAATTAACGCACAAATAGAAGACCTTGAAGAAAAGGTCCAATTATTAAGAAATGAAAAAGTTAAAAAAAAATTATTCGAACATGTTAATGTTAAACAGGAAGAACTCGAATGTATAACTAATTTTAGATTACAAAGTAGTTATACTAGTTGGGAATCTGAATATAATGAATTCGCATCAGGTAGAAAAGGAAGTATAGAATTAACATTTACACGTAATAATAAAGAGGTAGGATTTAGTATGACTTTTATAAAAGAAAGTCCTAGTTGGGAAGATGGGTATGAGAACCGATATGGTTGGACGGAAAAAATGCATACTCATTATGTTAATGAAAGTGAAGACCCGCTTATTAAAAAGATTTTAGCTAGAACAGACTCTGATGAATTAGAAAGTTGGTTATACATACTAAGACATTAATTTCCAAAATCTTCTAATTGACTTTTGTATTCTTTAATATATAACTTCATAGCATTAACTTTAGAAATTTTTTCTATACATTTCCATGCGTCCCATTTTGCCCGTGCCTCTAATTGGACAGACCATGGCTGAGGCGTTGTATTTTCACCAACTGTGATTCTTTTGTAAAATGCGTATAGTTTGAGTTTTCGATCATGTGGAACCTTGTTTCCCCAAGATCCATTTTTTACTAAATTAGCACATTCTTCAAACTCATTTTCTAAATTATTCATTATATTTTACAAAAACAATATAAATTTCTCTCCAAAACGTAATTATTGAAATATTTATTCATAAGTATCATAAATTTTATCCCAATATAATGTTGTAAAGCCATAATTTTTAAAATTATCATTTTTATCCTTTAGCATTTTACCATTTTTATAATGGTGTTTCTTGTGAGCTAATAATAAGGCTTTTACAAAAGGTATTTTTAATATATATACAAAATGTTTAGGCCTTTTATGAGATATATAATGAATATATTCAAAAAACAAGTAAGATAAACCGTGTCCAGTCATAAATGAAAACGTTGTTTTGAGTGGTAAAAAATAATAATAACCAGTATGAATAGTTATACCAAGTGGAATACTATAAGCAAATGGAACTAATAAATGTGTATCGTTAGATGGTTCTACATGATGTTTTTGATGAAACTTCCAGAAAGGACCATGGAATAAATAATAATGCGATGCGAATTCGAAATAAGTTTGTGCTATATAACCCAATGTAATAAATAAGTAATGTAAATATCCTTCGTAACCAAAGATAAAGAAAAAGATTAAGGCACTTATATGGACACACGAAAATAGTTTAATAGACGGTGTAAAAATTATTTTCATTGTATTATACTATAATTTTATATTTATTATTAAATTATTTTATTTAGTAATAATTTGCGTTCATATTTTTTCTTGATAAAATATATAATGGTTAGAAGAAACAGATCAAGTAGACGTAAAATGCGCCGCGCTGGTGTAAAAGCTGGTCGCACATACAAAAACTTAGTAGGTACCCGTGCGGAAGTTATGCATGGTTCAGCATTTAAAACTAGTTACGGTAGAACTAAGAGTCAAGGGGGCGATGCTCTTACTAGACGTGACTTAAAATACAACAAACAGAGACGTATTGTTTCAGTTGCGAAAAGTAAAAAAGGACCACAACTTCTTAAACAGCTCCGCGATGCTGGTTACACTACAAAGAAGGGTAAATTTGGTGCTATTAAAACAGCAAAAAAAGGACGCAAGTCACCAAAGGGCCGTAAGGCAAGACGCAAAACGAAACGATGCAGACACAAATCTGGACCTAAGAAAGGTAAGTACAAGAAATGTTAATTGAATTAATAGAATAGTTTATATTTTTAATTTTTGGAGAGAAAAATATAAATTTTAAATAGAAGGTAAAGGAGCAACGCATAATTTTACTTCACCTAGAGAAGCTACATTATATTTAACAACAAGGGGCAAGTCATTCTCCAAGTACATCTCAATATTATTACATAAATTAGTACATTTAATGAAATAAGAAAGGTTCTTTAGAGAAAACTCACCTTGTATAACACTTGTATCATCGCATTTTTTTACAAATTCTGTTACACCATCAGATTCACTTCTACTAATTTTACAACTAGCAAATGGACCAGAACACGAAAATACTAATTCATTACCAACTGATTTAATTTCAAGTCTTTCAGATATATTACTTAAATCCCGAATAATTTTTTGAAAATCTGTAGAAGGTAGATTAATAATAGAAGAAAATTTAACAGATGGCATGTCAAGTTCTTCTTCATCGGGTTCAATGAGTTTCAATTTTTGAATTTTAGACTGTTTAATATCACCGTTTTCAAATTTGAGCCCTAGATGTTCTACAATACCATCACTATAATCTTTTTCCTCTATATAGATTGTTAATGTATCATCGTTATCAATTGTATTAATAAGTTTAAAAAGATGAAGCATATTTACTCCTATTACAATTTTAGGATATTTACAATAGAAATGTTCAAATTTTAAAGCATCTAAAAATAAATGCGCTAATATTGTATGGGATTTATCCATATTGATTACACGTATTCCAGCAGGAATTACTTTTCCAGATGAATCAGTATATTCTTGATTAAAAACAATATTGGTTTCTAATAATATGTCTTTTAATGCAGTCATTAAAGTTCGCATAGGTGCTATTTGAACTGTTTTCATTTCTAAAACATATTTCGATTTATTACTCATATATAGGAATATATCCACTCTTCCTTTTAAATACTTATGCGTTAAAATAAAAATTTTACTATTAACAATTATATTAATATGAAATGTTGTTGGAGGTCAATTGCTATAAGAAATCAATCTACAGAAACAACTAATAAACAAGAAATACGTAAAAACATACAAAATTATTTAGAATTTAATATTAAAAATTATGAACACAAACTATTAGGGGAAGGTCATTACGGGACTTGTTATAAATTAATAATGAACAATAAAGAATATACTTGTAAAAGAATAAAATTTTCAAAAACTACTCAATTCAATCGAGAAGTTAATATATTAAAAAACCTGAAAAGCACAACTAATCTACCTGAATATTTTAATTCTTTTACTAGTCCAAGGTATAATTTTATTCTTTATAATTTTATCGAAGGAAAAGATTTATATCAATTTTTTGAAAGTGGGTTCTTACAAAAAAAAAACAAAAAACAAGCTTTTACAGTAATAAAACAAATAACTAATGCACTATTTGAACTTTTTAACAATAATTTGGTTCATTTAGATATAAAATTAGAAAATATACTTTTAACAAACACAAATCCAATAAATATAAAATTAATTGATTTAGAAACTTGTAAAAAAATTAATAAAAAGAAAAAAGAAACAACAAGTTGTGGAACACCGGGATATGCTAGTCCTGAAATATTAATACAAAATACATATTATTATAATACAGATATATGGTCTTTAGGTATTGTATTATATATGATATATACTCACGATAATTTTATGAATAATATTGGTTTTAAAAAGAAAGCGACTTGTATAAATTTCTTCGAAAATTATAATGAAAATTATATAAAAAATAAATTAATTATGAATGATTGTTATGATGAAGAAATGTATGAACTATTAAAATTAATGTTACATAAGCTTCATATTTATAGAATATCAGTTCATGGATTAAAAAAACATAAATTCTTGAACCCTATTCAAGAAGATTAATAAAATACTTAAAAACATTCGCTTATTTAATTATTAAATGGAAAATTTAATAGTTAAAATTACACAATTATATGAAAAACACAAAGGATCACCAAAAACTCTCGAGAAGTTATCATATTATATAGAAAAACAACTTCCTGCTCTATTGGATAAATATAATGCACAAGAAAAGAGACTTTTATTTTTAGAAAAGGAAGGAAAACGATATATCAATAATTTTCTCTCCAATGAAGATTATCAATATTTTTATATAAAAAGCACAGATACCTTTATTGAATATAATGGAATTGATTATAAAATTATTCCTGAAGATAATTTATGGTTTAAAATTTTAAATGATATAACAGAAAAAAAGACATTACTTGAATGTAAGCAAAAAATTAAAACAAAAATAATAGAGTATATTAAGAAAAAAGATTTATTAGAATCTATTCCTGAATCACTTACTATACAAAATATGATAAACTTTTTTACTCCTATTTTATTTTCAAATAAAGAAAAGGTCAAATATTTTTTTTCTATTATAGGAGATAATATATTAAATAAATCAAATCAAAATAATTATTTTGTTCAAGAGAAAAGTAAAGAGTTTTTCGAAATTGTTGAAAATTTATCTGGATATTATTTTGAGAAAAAAATAAATATTATGAAAAACTTCAAATTTAAATATCGTGGTCAAGATTACAATACAAGTAGATTAATTTATTTTAAAAATAATATTAAAAATAAATCAGTTTGGTTCTCATTTATAAAAGAGAACTTTTTGAATTTTATTGTTTTATGTTGTCATTATTCTACACGCTATATAAACTCCGAAAATTATGCTTCTCAAAGACAAATAAGTTTCAAAAATGAAATATTTTATTTAAAAAATAATGATAAAAATCAAATTGTAGACACATTTTTAAGTAAATTTATATTTTCAGAAACAAATAGTAAAGTTCATTCTACCGATATGCAATTTTTATGGTCTTTATTTTTGAAAGAGAAGAATATAGAAAATATTATATATAAAGTAGAACTTGAAAATATATTGAGAGATAAATTAGAATATAATTCGGCACATTATATGAATATTAATAGTAACTTACTTTCCAATATAGTAATATTCAAGAATTTTTTTAACAAAAATATTACATATGACGACGATGATGAACTTGAAATAAGTGAAATATACAAAATTATGTTAAATAAAAATAATATTAATATAACAGAACAATTATTAATTGAATTAATACAACATTATACCAGTTATACAAGTGAGGATGGTAAAGTAATTAAAAATATATCATGTAAATTATGGAATAAACAACACGAGATATTAGAAGCTTTTGAAAATAAATTCAATAAGCCACACCTAAAAGAAGTTCAAGAACATAATTATATTTCATTATATGATACATATGTTTTGTATTGTAAATATTCTAATAATAATAATAAAATATTAACAGTTAGTAAAAAGTATTTTGAAAAATATATTCACAAGCTAATACCAAATGAATTTATACATAACAAAAATATATCTTTGGAGTATTGGAACTAATTATTTTACTATTAAAACACTTGGAATATATTTATCAATCAAAAATCTATTATTAAAAAATATATTACCTAATATCAATCCCAATAAACTACCAGCCAAAGTTTGTTGAATTGTATGGCACTTTGAATATATTCTACTATACATGATAAATATCAAACAGCTGCCCAAAACACTTGCTACAGTAATATAAAAAGGCTTACTTACTTGATCTTCTGCTAATTTCGACATACTATACGCAGTAAAAAATCCAGCCATTTGGGAATGGCCCGACGGCATACCATAAGATTTTACGTCAGTGATTGAAGACTTGTTAAATAATCCACAGTTTTTTGCTCCTTTTGGTCTTGAACCGGTTCCAATAACTGGGTATTTTTTATCTCCCATTATAGGCTTCATAATATAATGTTTTAGTATATGGTTAATAGCTGTATTTCCTGTAAAACCTATTAATAAAAACAAAAAAGTTTTTTCATATGTTAAAAAGTAACCCAAAAGAGCCGCCATAGTCATCAATAGTGGTGATACTTTCGCAATATTCATAGCTTCTATAAATAACATAATTATATATTATTTATAGATTTTATTAATTAATAATTTGGTTTATGTTTCTTAAATAAACATCCTGTTATTTGTAATCCTTTTATTTCTGTAATAATTCTGGGGTTTTGAAATTCTAAATCCTTCATCCAGATTTTTAAAATACAAAACGATTTTTTTGGACTTATTGTTATACCTGTAATATTTTTTTGAAATTCTTTATCTGTTGATAAACTTTCACCAGTAAGTAAATAACTTATATTTTTCCATACTTCAGGCACACATTTATTGCTTACTTTAAATGAAAAGCAACCTCCTCCTTTATTATTTGGATCCTCCCACATGGGTTTAATATTTTGTCTCATAAGGAACAACATACAATTCTTAACCATAGCCGGAGGGATTGAATTATACAATGCTATAACTTCTTCCATATTAGCTACTAACATAAGATGCTTGTAACTTTTTAAAGACCAATCTGTATCATGTGGTAAATGAGCCCAAAGAACCCATTTATCAAAAAGTGGTGTAGTAACCTCAATAGATGTTTGAGACGCGGTTTCCATGTCTATTTGATGAGAGGATTCCATTATGATATATTTTAATCAATTTTGTTTAAATCTATTTATTAAAATATATTATACTTGTGTTACTAAATAAAGTTGATCATTAGATTGAATGGTCACAGATTGATCATATTGAAGTTGTTTCATTTCAATATTACTATCAATTATATGTATTTTATAACCTTCTTCTAAATTCATACCATGAAATGTCTCAAGATACCATTGTAAAAATATCTTATCCAATAAAACATTACCATTTATATAAAATTGTTTTAATTTATCGTGAATCGTTATTCTTTCTCCATTTTGCTCTATTTCGACAGATAAAAATGGTTTTTTTACTTGTTCGAATATACATTCATTTGTTATTTCTGTTTTTTGATTAATCCGTTTATATACACCCTGACTATCATTTACTAGAAGCATCATATCAAAATGCTCATCTTCGATATAATCATTATTTTTTAACTGAACAGTTGTATAAATACTTCCATCTTTGTTATAACCTAAAAATTTTATTACATTTTCTAATTCATATTCTTCATCGCTTTCTTCTTTATCTGAATTCTTTTCTTCAATAAATTCGTTTTCTAAATATCTACGTAAATTATTTGTTTCCATATTTACACGATGATATGCTCTTACAGCGCTCCAAGAAAAATCTTCAATTATAGTAGTAGCTACCTGTTCATCATACAAATATAATAGTCCAAGTCCAATACTTCCTAATACACTAACACCTGCTAAATAATAAATTGTGTCTATCATTATATATTATGGTAAATAATAATATATAATTTTTATATTCTTTTATTTATTCAAATTTTAACCAATTTGTCTTTATAGAATTAGAACAATCCGAAGAACCCCACGTACTTCCTGGACAATATCTGTGTAACAAATTATTTTCCAATATATTTTTCTTTTCTACAGAAGGAAATTTCGAAATTACTTCATCGCTTATTTTCTTCAAACAATTATTTACTGTATCTTGTTTTTCCTTTGTAGAACCTTCTAAATTATTAATACAGTCTAAAGCTGTCGTTTTATACCATGATGCTATCTCATGTTCACCCATTCCATATATTAAAGTTGTTTGGTCTTCTATATATAATTTTACATTATTTGTATCAAAACTACTGTTATCTTTTTCAACATTTGTAGCACCTTTTAAATCATCATCACCTTTTTTTTTACCTAACATACCATCTTTATCATTTGGTAATTCTTCACTATAAAATAATATAGAACGTGTTAATAGCCTATCCGTTTTTTCTTGTTTTGTTTCTGGCTTAGCATCCTCCGTCTTTGACAAACCTTTCCCACTACCTACATCACTTGATTTATTGTTACCTAATGTTGACGAATACACATTATTATTCCCATCGTTATATATATCATCTTCTATGTTATCTATTAAATCTCCTGAATCATTATCATAGTAATCTCCTCTACCACGTCGTTTTTTATGTTTTCTACGTTTCTTTTTTTTATCATTACCTTCTATTTTTAATTTACCGGTTGATGGATCAAGACCAAACATTAATAATAAAATTGCTACAACCAAAGTCATTAATATGAATGGAATAAATACAATTAACCAAGATATTGTTCCTAAACCAAGAGAACATAAGTAATTTAATAATATTGTAAAAAGTATAGCAACCCAAATCTTCATTAAAGCGGTATTATATAATCCCTTTACGGAATCTATAATTACCTGAGTAGTTGAAAATATTAAATATATCAGAGCTGGCGGACATAACTGATTAAAAACCATTTTACTTATATTATAATTATATAAAATTTGCTATACCATTTTTAAAAATTCCACAAACAATAAAATCACCATTTTCATCTTCTTTCATTTCACCTTCATCGTCACATTGGTATATCTTACCATCTACTGGACTTGTTGTTAAATATTGAATACCATCAATCTCTACATCTTCTACTTCCATGTCTTCATCATCATCATCATCATATTCTTGATTATCCACCTGAATTGAATCTTCTTCAACCTCCTCATCTTCATCTTCCTCAACCTCCTCATCTTCATCTTCTTCTTCCTCAATCTCCTCATCTTCATCTTCATCTTCTTCCTCAACCTCCTCATCTTCTTCCTCAACCTCCTCATCTTCTTCCTCAACCTCCTCATCTTCTTCCTCAACCTCCTCATCTTCTTCCTCAACCTCCTCATCTTCTTCATCAACCTCCTCATCTTCTTCTTCTTCCTCAACCTCCTCATCTTCATCTTCATCTTCTTCCTCAACAACCTCCTCTTCATCTTCGTCTTCTTCCTCTGCAGCTTCTTCTTCATCTTCTTCCTTCTCTTCATCTTCTTTCACATTTTCTTTAGTTAATTCCATAAGGTCTCTTTCAGTATCAGCAGAAACACATTCATCACTATCGCTATCAATTGTAGCGTGTTCTCCTGCTTTTTGTGAATTTAATATTGTTTCGCAAAAAGAAACAGACATTCCATTTTCATCGATTTTTGTAATATTATTTAAATTTTTCAAAGTTATATTTTTTATTTCAGTTTTCTCATCACTTAAACAATTTAAACAAGAACCATTATCTAAAAGATCAATATTATTCATTTTTTCACATCTATTACATTCTTCATATTCAGACATATCATCTTCATCTTCATCTTCATCTTCATCTTCTTCATCATATAATCCATCATATCCACTTACAGACTCCTCATTGGAGTTAACCTTTGTATTTGTCCTCCACATTTGTTGTTTTAATTCCACAATTTTAGATGGAGTTTGTGGTGTTCCTGATTTTGAATCTCTTACCTCTAATTTTACATTTTTTTTGGAAGCATTTTCCAATTCTTTATCATAATATTGTTTTAAAACATTCAATTCAGTTTTAAGTTGGAATATATTATTTTTTAATATATTATTTTCTTTTTTAAGATTATTAACATAAGGCATATTTAGTAATATATTTTGTATAGCATTTTTTTCATTTATCATAGGACCAAGAATAGCTGTAAGGTGACCTTTTAATACTTTATTAATATCTATTAACATTGGTGATATATCTATTTCATTTGATTCTGTAGTCATATTTGACATTATATTAATAATGATTAATTTCCGTTTAAACTAATTTTTTATATTATTTTAATTATATTATATGAATATCGAAAAACGATATACAGGAGCAATATCACTTATAATATCTCAAACAAACTATACAGAAGAAGAAGCTAAAAATAAATTAGAAGAATGGAATGGAAATTACATGAATGTAATAAAAGAGTATTTAAATCCCAATTTTAAAAAGAAAAAAAAAAGTGTCTCAAAAAAAAGTGTAAATGAAAAAATGATGTATGAAATTAGAAATTTTATGGATACAGCAGCGAGTCAATTTAAACAACGAAAGGTTGAAGAAGAATCTAGACAAAATTATATTAAAGAGGTATATAATAAATTTTTAGAGGAAAAGGTAAAATATCCGAGTTGTAATTATAATCCACCAAACGATTTAAGTTGTCAAACAAGTTGTCCAAACCCTATGTGTCCTGGAGAGTTAAGGGAAGATAAAACATATAGTAAAATGCGGTAATTTATAATAAGTCAAAATTAAACTTATTACAAATTAAAGTTATTCGCCAACGCATTTGTCTTGGTTTTTTTCTCTTGACTTCGTTGTAATCTAAATGAATTAGATTTTGGTTTATTTGTTGTATGTAGAATATCTTGAAAAATATTTGGTATTTCATTATTTTCTTCATATAACTCTGGTAAAACCTTTGTCATGGGTTTATCTACAACCATGAGAATTCTTTCATTTTTCAATAATTTCCTCCATTCTTGTATATTTAAATTTCCATAAAACTTGTCTAAGGTATAATGTGGATTTGGTGCTGGTTTAATATTCTTGATATAATCAAATATTTTACAATAAGTATTATTTAGTAAAGCATATCTTTCCCATTTTATAGAATTATCTATATCTTCATTTTTAAGATAAGCACAAGCGCATTCGGGGCTACAAAAACATCCATACACTTCTAACATCCCATTATTATACTGTTTTGGTATATAAATAGCTGGATTATCAAATTCATATGTGCACCAAAAACAAGAAGAATTTTTATCAGATACATTATTTGTCCTTAAGTTATGTGTTAATGTATTCAACTTATTCCAAATATCCTTCATATCGATATTCTCCTTTGCTATTTCAGATGTTTTACTTACATTAGGACTTTTATTTTTAATTTGTGGTTTATCTACTTCATTATTCAACAATTTATAATTTAAAGTAGTTAATTTTGTATTATTAAAAACATTAAATGAATTTGTTGGATTTGTTGTTGCGGAATCGTATAATGTATTATTAAAATTAGATAAATCTTGTAAAGAATCTGTTTTACATTTTAGATGTAAAATAATGTTTGGTGTTGTTTCTGTTTCCGTGGTTTTTATTTTTTCATTTTTTTTTAGTATTTTTCCTCCTTTTGGTTTACGTCCTCGTTTCTTCGGAACTGACGGAACAGGATTATCCGGTTTTTTCTTTGGTTTTCTACCACGTTTTTTTGGAGGAGGTTTTTCAGTTTTCGGTTTAGCCTTTCTGGGCATTAATATATATCTATAAACTCCTTGATTTTTTAAATACTTTTTATAAATGTTAAGTGATAATTTATATTTTCTCATAAAATTGAATAATTACTTAAATAAACAAATCCCTATTATACAAATATGGCAACATTTAACAATCCGGCTGGATATCTAAAAATTATTCTAGGCCCGATGACCTCGGGAAAAACAACCGAACTTATAAAAGAATATAATAGACACCTTGCGGGTGGTTTTAAATGTTGTTTTATAAATCATTCGGTTGATGATAGATATGGATCAGGAATTACAACAACTAGCACTCATAATAAATCTATTGTAAAAAATACATTTAGTTGTTCAAAATTAGATTATTTAATATTAGATGAAGAAAATCGTGTTTCACCATATGATGTATTCTTTGTAAATGAAGGGCAGTTTTTTCCAGATCTTGAATTTTATATTGATTATCTAGTAAATAGAAAAAATAAAAAGGTATATGTTTGTGGATTAGATGGTGATTTTAAGAGAGAGAAATTTGGAACATTATTAGATATTATTCCAATTTGTGATGATATTGTAAAATTAAAAGCTTTATGTATTCAGTGTAAAAAAAACGAAGCAATTTTTACTTATAGATTAACTAATGATAAAGAACAAACTATTGTTGGAGGCACAGAATCTTATTGTGCGTTGTGTAGAAATTGTTATAATAATAGTTTTTACCATAATGATTGTAATGTATAAATATTTACTAATTAATAAATATTTATTTATAATTTAACTTTTCTAACTTTTCGTGTACCATAACCATGTTTTTTCTTGGCCTTTTTTGCTAATTTTAAGGCCTTTGAATTGGGCTTACAATATTTCTCTAATATTTTGAAATCTACTGCTGCTGCCTTTCCCCCTGTTATAGACGAGGCCATTCGAGCTCTTCCCCACGATATAGCTGTTTGATTGGGCCTTGAACCAGAACTATAATATGCCCCTGCTCCCTTACTAACTAATTTTTTTAAACCAGTTACCGAACATCCTGATTTTTTGGCTAATTTTGGTGACGCACTCACACTTTTAACACCATATATTTTCATAGCATTAATAATATGACTTGACTTTTTACTTTTAAAGCTTTTTACTTTCTTACGTGTATAATATTTTCCCTTTTTATATGCCTTTCGTGATTTCTTCAATTCTCTACGTGCTTTCTTTTTACCTTTTCTCGTAAGGCGATTTGGTACATATTTAATAGGAACTCTTTTACGTTTTCTTTTTCGTCTTGTTTTTTTTCCACCACTGAAAAATCCAGGCTGA